AAATTTTTTCCATTCTACGGCAGTTTTAAGTTGCCAGTCTCTGGCTTTAATTTGTCCAAGAATAGATTCTAAAAGATATATCATCGTTTCGAGATATTTTATTTTGACTTCTAATGTATTTAAATCGCTGTCGCCAGTTAAGAACTCATCCATCTCATTCTTCATTGGCTTGACTCCTTGCCACTGCTCCCATCCGTATTCAGTTAATTCATCGCGTGACAACTCACCACGATAGTAACGGAACTTAGATTTGCGTAGCAAGTTATATTCTGATTGTAGTTTTGTGTATTTGAGTTTGACGCCGACGAGTATCTTTATATACTTGGCGTGTAGTTTTGGAGTTTTAGTTGCATGTTCACCGAGATAATTATCGTCAATCTCACAGTCTTTATCCCAGCTATCTTGCAATTGTTCAATGTTCATAATATCCTCACTTTCATAGTAATTATACTACGAAACTATAAAAAAGTCAAGTAAACTTGTAAAAGTTGTATCTGAATGTAGCGCTGCCTACCAAGTATTGCACATCTTGATTGGTTGATTGGAAGGTTAGAGATTCCAAAGAAACAGGAATCAGATCGATAAACTGAATTGTTTGCACACCTTTATTATTTGCACCTAATATTTGTAAAGTTCCATCAGAATAATTCTTTTGCAACTCATTCGATGGACCACCTTCTGCATTATCTACGAACATCTCATACTGACTATGGTTCTCTGGGAACCCAAGTCCCTTTAGCCAGTTGTATACTGCTTTGTAATTAGCCATGCTCTCATCTACGAGAAATTGCACGTTTAGCGGTTCGTAAGTAATGATGTCGCCAGCAATTGGGAATGGCGTTAAAGGATTGTTGGCTTCAAACGCTGGCAAAGAAATGCCAGGAATAGTTACCTGCTGAGCAAAGTAAGTCAGATCTGGCAACTTAGCAATACTAAATTGAAACCCATTGGGCGACAGTGGGTTAATATTAGATGGGATAGGGCAAGTAAGAGTAGTTATCATAATAGTTTTGTTTGTCAATAATTACTATTTATCAAAATAAAAAAGGGGAGCCGAAACTCCCCTTTCAAGTACAACTCTACGGTTGCTTAGATTACATAAGGTTAGTAATCTTAACGCGACGATAGTAATAGTTCTCGTTAGCGTTGAGGTTGCCAGTTCCGTCCAATTGAACGAATGGATTGGAGACCAGACCATAACGTGTCTTGAAGCCAATCTTTGGCTGGAAGCTGTTAGGATCAACAGCACGAACCAGCTGGAGAGGAACGTATGGGCAGTAGAACATACCTGCGTCGAATGCCGAAGCACCCTTGTAACCAACAACCATAAACTGGGTTGCGGATACGTTTGCAGTATATGGATCAACATACACACGATACTTACCATTCAGAACACCAGCAAATGTTGTGCTTGTGTCGTCAACAGTCAGATTGTTGTTCAGTGCTGGAGCATAATCCAGAACACCTGCCATTGCCAGTGCAGAAGCAACATCAGCAGAAGTGATCAGGAAATTACCACGACCACGACGAGTTTGCTGACCGATTGCATTTGCTTCGCGCTCGACTTGGAACATCAGACCCTTGAACTTCTCAACGGACCAACGACCATTGGAATCAACGTCCAGGTCAAAAGTACCTGCTACTGATGTTCCAACCGAAGCACCTGCCTTAGCAGTTTTGTAAATTGTACGGATGATTTCGCGATTGATTTCTGTCAGGATTTCTGTTGACAGAATGTTGCTCAATTCGCCTTCTGCGTCGAGACCATGAACAGACTTCATGTCTTGTGCGAGTTCGATCGAGTACTCAGCTTTCAGAGCACGTGTCTTTGCAGTAACGCTGGTCTTCTCGATTGAGAAAGCCATTGCACCGAAAGAACCATCACCCTGACCACCTTGACCAAGACGCTCTGCGTCAGCAGTTGCTAGACCTGTACCAGTAGTCTCAGAACCACCGAAATCATAAACACCGCTGTGTGTTCCTGTACCAGAGAAATCTGTATCTGCTTCGTTAAACAAAGCCTCAGTACCGCCCATTGTGCTGTAACGTGACTTCATTGCGAAAATCAGACCTGTTGGCTGTGTCATTGGCTGAACACCGCAAACATCATAAGCGATCAGCTTTGGCATTGCACGGCGAACCAGAGAGATCAAAACTGGATCAAACTTAGCCATACCGTTTGTGTCTGGGTATGCACCAACTGAGTTAGCTGGAGCAGCTTCGTTCAACTCACCAAGAGCTGCCGAATATTGACGCATTTCACGCTCTTGGTTCTCGAGCAGAACTGCTGTTACTTCTTTGATGTAGTTGTTCTTGATTGGATCACTACCTTCGTGATCAAGAACTGGTGCCCACTTTTCGATTAATTGTTGACGAGTAGTCATTTTGTTTCCTTTTGTTTTAAAAAATTACTTACGGTTGAGAACGCTCAGATATGCTTTCATCGATGGATCAACAGTCGTAGTAGTTTCGTTTAAGGAATCTACTGGAGTGTCAGTCACAACAGACTTAACATCTGCGCTTTGTGCTTTAGTATTAAAATAGTTTTCGCGGATTGTTTGAACTTTCTTAGTGAAAGACTCAGTATCTTCGAAAGATAGTTCTTCTGCAAGTCCTGCAAATTTCTCTACTTCAGTGTCGGTAAGACCTTCACTTGCTTGACCGATGATTTCAACACGCTGCATTTCGCTGATAGATTTCTTCATCTCAACATTTGCTGCGACTTGTTCATCAAGTTTCGCTTCGAGATTTGCAAGTGATTGCTCCATTTCAGCGACCAAGTCATACTTCTCTTCTGGAACATCGATATAATGCTCTTCGAATAAAGTCTTCATTCCGCCAATGAAACTTTCAACAATCTCAGTTTTAATACCATGCTCAAGGGCAATTTCATTCTGTGCAATCCACTGCTCGACTACGTAGTCGAGATATCCATCAACCTGTTCAACTAGACCCTCTTTAACTTGTTCAGTTGCTTCTTGCAACTTGGTATTATACTCTTCTTCGATTCGTGCAATTTCAGATTTAACACGAGTCATTACTGCTGCCTCGAAAATTGTAGCTGCTTTCTCTTTGAATTCCTCAGAGAGATCTTCGCCATTAACGAGAGCATCAATATCTTCTTTCATGCTACCACGACCTTCTGCAGCTGCAGCACCTTTGGTAGCTTCGTTTTCTTTCTTAGAAGTGCCGCCTTCAGCTGCCTTCTGATCAACTACTGCGTTACGTGCATTGTCTGGGTTATCGCCAGCAACTTTTGTAACTGTATCAGTAGTGATGCTTTGACCAGCTTCGCTAGCCTCTTCCAATGCTTCCTCTTCAACCAGCTCGCCCTCAACTTCGACATCGTCGTTGATAGCAGCATAGTTTTTACGAGCACCAGTAACTGCTCCCTGCATTGCTCCTGTAGCAGCACCGACGGTTCCAGTCGCTACGCCAGCAACTTTCTTGACGACGTTGACTGCCTTTTGGGCTACTTCGCCTGGTCCTTCTTGAAGTTCTTTCTGACGTGATTCAGCAAGAATTTGGTTAATTTTATTTTCGATAGACATCTGTTTCTCCTAACTGGATAAGTCCTATTGTTATTTATTATTTATTTAATTTTACTCAAGAAATTTTGGAAAGCACGAGCCTTCGCTTCCTCTAAATTGCAAGAGGAAGATTTCTTGATATTTCTTTTGGCTTCCTCAATATGTTTCTCCACGAACTTTCCATCAACGAAAACCCACTCTTTGCTTTCCATAATACCCTGAACGAAAGCATCTGGAGCGGAAGGATCGGCAACGATGTCAGCAGCTGTGGAAAGCATAAAATCATCCTGCACGATTTGAACACCCTCATTGTTCGACTTTAACGAACCAAGTGCTCGGCTAGAAACTCCAAGGTTTGCGCCACCGTCAAGAAGACCGCGAGCAATATTACCCATTGGTGTTTCTAAAATCTTTGCTTTACCTACATAGTTTGTTCCTTCTTTACGAAGGTCTACGATAAGGTGTGATACGCGATCTAAATTGATACTTGGTGTGTCTGGATGTCCCAACTCACCATAAGCGCGATTCTTTTCAACGTATTCTTTTAGGTAACGACCGACTTCTTTATCCATAATAGACTCTGGATACATGCGACCATTACGATTTTTTAATTCTGACTGAAGGAAGATGCCTTCAATGAAATAACTTTTCTTACCTAATTTATTCTCAACAATTAGATTTGTAGTCTCTTGGACTTCTTTAATAAATTTCATTTAATTAACTCCCTACTGCAGTTTCGTCGTCATACGCACCAAATACCGCAGTTTCTACTTTGGTTGCATATCCGCCAGCTTTGCGAAGTACTAAATAACACTGCGCTTCTGCTCCACCAATTGTAACAACAATATCTTGAGTGTTTTCAATTGTTTCGACTAGACCATTGCCTGTTCCAAGATCAACAGTTCCTTCGCCTTCAGCACCAATTGTGAAAATATTAATTGAATTTCTAGAAACAGTAATCGTTGAAGAAGGCAACCCAGTAAAATGTAGTTGAACAATATTAACTGTTTGTGTAGCGCCACTTAATGCTTGGGTAGTTGCTAAGCAGTCAGTTTGTAGATCAATCGTAGCTGCAGCTGCAGTTCCTGCGACTTTAACAATCGTTTCGTTGTTAGTATTCTTTAGAATTGTTTTAGTAACTGGCATTTTATTCCTCTAATTTTTCCACCACATGAATAAAGTTTTCTTTACTTTCTCTCATGTAGTCGATTATTTCTTTTTGGTTTTGTAATAGATTATTTAGGTTCTCTTGTGTAGCCTCACTAATTGCAACTACAGAGCCATCATTTAGTTCATAATGGATTTTACCTTCAATTACAACATCCAGTTTGTTTAGTTTTCTAATTTCATAAACAACTGGATCTACTGTAAAGATGTTGGAAGAAGCAAGTTCAATATATGATTCTATTAGTGTATCTGTTACTTTAACGTCTTGATATTCTTTGATAATATTCGCTAC